CGCGAGCATCCGGGCGAGCGTCTGATGTTCGCCAATGCAGGCGAGACCATCCGCGTGCCGGCGGACTCGGTCCTGCACATCTACAAGCCGCTACGGCCCGGGCAGCATCGTGGGCAGCCTTGGCTCACGCAGGTGCTGGTGAAGCTTCACGAGCTCGACCAGTACGACGACGCCGAACTGGTCCGCAAGAAGCTGGCGGCGATGTTTGCGGCGTTCATCACCGAGAACAATCCCGAGGATCCGGTGATCGGGAGCAAGCCGGGCGAGGGCGAAACGGATGCGAGCGGCGTACCGCTGGCCGGCATCGAGCCGGGTTCGATGGTGAAGCTGTTGCCCGGGGAGGATGTAAAGTTCACCGAGCCGGGCGATGTGGGCGGCATGTACACGGAGTTCATGCGGGTCCAACTCCGTGCGGTGGCTGCGGGCCTCGGCATCACCTACGAGCAACTCACCGGGGACCTGGAGCGCGTGAACTACTCGTCGATCCGCGCGGGCCTGCTCGAATTCCGGCGGCGTTGCGAGCAGTTCCAGCACCAGGTGATGGTGTTTCAGTTCTGCCGGCCGGCGTGGCAGGCCTGGATCGAGGCAGCGGCGGTAGCCGGCGTGATCGACGCTCGCGACTACGCCCGCAATCGGGATGCTTACCTCGACGTTGAATGGCGGCCGCCGTCCTGGGACTGGGTCGATCCCTTGAAGGACATGAACGCTGAGATTGCCGCCGTGCGCGCGGGCTTCAAGCCGCGCAGCGCTGTCATCAACGAGATGGGCTACGACGAGGAAGACGTCGACCGGCAAGTCGCCGCCGACAACGCTCGCTCTGATTCTCTCGGGCTGACGTTCGACTCTGATCCGCGCCGGACGACCGCCAACGGGCAAAGGGCAATCGAGCCGGCCCCAGCAACGGAAACGCAATGAACAATCTCACGCACATCGCCTCGCGCGTGTTCAACACGCCGTTGATGATCGACTCGAAGAAACTGGCGGCGATCCTGGCCGTGCTCGCGCCGCGTCTGGGCGTCGATCCGCCGGCAGTGGAAGCCGCGCTGTTGGCAGAGCAGCGGTCCCGGAAGCCTTACGCTGTCACGGATGCTGGCGTGGCCGTGATCGAAGTCGCCGGCAGCCTGGTGAACCGTGCCTCCGGCATGGACGCGCAGTCCGGCCTCACTTCGTATGAGCAACTGGGCAGCGAGATCCTCGACGCCGCCACGGACCCGCTCGTCAAGGGCATCCTCCTGCGCTTCGACAGCTACGGAGGCGAGGCCAATGGCGCCTGGGACGTGGCCAGCCTCATCGAAGAGGCTGCGCGCATCAAGCCTGTTTGGGCGTCGGTGGACGACTGGGCCCTCAGTGCCGGGTACCTGCTGGCATCCGCGACAGACCGCATCTGGGTGACGCGCACGGGCGGCGTCGGGTCGGTGGGTATTATCGCCATGCACTTGGACCAGAGCGGCTGGGACGCCGCGAACGGTCTGCGCTACACCACCGTCTTTGCCGGCGACCGCAAGAACGATTTTAATCCGCACGAACCCCTTTCGGAAGGCGCCCGCGATGTGCTCGTCACCGAAGTCGACCGGCTCTACGGAATGTTCGTGGATGCCGTTGCGCGCCGCCGAAGTGTAAACACCTCGGCCGTTCGCGGCACCGAGGCAGGAATCCTCTACGGCGAGGACAGCGTCAGCCGCGGCTTTGCCGACCGCATTGGCACGTTCCGCGAGGCCCTCGCCTCCATGACCGAGTCGTTGTCAATACCCAACTTCAGCAAAGGAGAAACCACCGTGTCCGAAACTACCCAGGCGGCTACCAGTCCGCCCGTTCCCGATCTTGCCGCCATCGAGGCCAACGCCCGCGAGCAGGGCTACGCCGAAGCGGCTGAGATCGTCGTGCTGTGCGCCATCGCCGGGCGGCCCGCTCTCGCCGCCGGCTTCATCGAACGCCGCCTCGCTGTGGCCGACGTCCGCAAGGAACTGCTCGCCCTGCGGGCCGAACGCGATCAGGACGAGATTCGCTCTCACGTCATGCCCGACACCGGGACCAGCGTGAAGGCGAATCCCGAGAACAATCCGGTCCTGAAGGCTGTCGAACGCCTCGCCGGGAAAGGAGTCAACTAACATGCCCGTTCAATCGGAACAGAACTATCTCGGCGACTGGCTCAAGTACGAAGACGAGAGCCTTTACAGCCGCGACGAAATTGTGGTCGTGTCCGGCCAGAACCTGACCACCGGCACGGTGGTCGGCATCATCACGGCCAGCGGGAAGGTGACGCAGCTCGCGCCGGCCGCCAGCGACGGTTCGCAGAATGCCGCCGGCGTGCTGCTACTGCCGGTGGACGCTTCCTCGGCGGACAAGAGCGGGGTCATCATCGCGCGCCACGCCATCTGCTCGGACAAGAAGCTGGTCTGGCCGGGCGGCATCACCACGCCCCAGAAGACCACGGCCATCGGCCAACTGAAGACCCTGGGCATTCTCGTCCGGGAAGGAGCCTAACCCATGATGCTGAACCCCTTTTCGACAGACGCCTTCAACATGACGGCGCTCACCGCCGCCATCAACAAGGTCCCGAACACCTACGGGCGCCTGGAGCAGTTGAACCTGATGACGCCGCAGGGCGTGCGAACCCGCACCATCATCATCGAAGAGATGAGCGGGGTGCTGAACCTGCTCCCCACGCAACCCGTCGGCGCGCCTGGCACTCTCGGTTCCACCGGCAAGCGCAAAGTGCGCTCGTTCGTGATCCCGCACATCCCGCACGACGACGCCGTGCTGCCCGAAGAGGTCCAGGGCATCCGGGCGTTCGGCTCCGAGACGGAGACCGATGCCCTCGCGAATCTGCTGGCACTGAAGCTGCAGAACATGCGCAACAAGCACGCCATCACGCTCGAGTACCTGCGCATGGGAGCGCTGAAGGGCGTGATCCTCGACGCGGACGGCTCGACGCTCTACGACCTGTACAGCGAGTTCGGCATCACGGCCAAGACCGTGGCCTTCGCGCTGGGCACGGCCGGCACCGAAGTGCTGCTGAAGGTGCTCGAAGTGAAACGCCACATCGAGGACAACCTCAAGGGCGAGTTCATGACGGGCATCCTGTGCCTGTGCTCGCAGGGCTTCTACGACGCCTTCACCACGCACGCCAAGGTGAAAGAGGCCTTCCAGTACTATCAGCGCAACCAGCAACTCGGCAACGACTACCGCACCGGCTTCACCTTCGGCGGTGTGACGTTCGAGGAGTATCGTGGCCAGGCGACGGACGCTTCCGGGAACGTGCGGAAGTTCATCGCCGATGACGAAGCGCACTTCTTCCCGCTGGGCACGGCCAACACCTTCCGGACTTTCTTCGCGCCAGCGGACTTCAACGAGACGGCGAACACGCTGGGGCTGCCGCTCTACGCCAAGCAGGAGCCGCGGAAGTTCGGCCGCGGCACAGACCTGCACACGCAGCAGAACCCGTTGCCGATCTGCCTGCGGCCCGAAGTGCTGGTGAAGGGCACGAAGACCTAACCATGAGCAGTTGGGAGTCGGCGGTAAGTGGACTGAACGCGGCCGTCGTGAATGCGTTCGGCCGCGACGTCCTCTACCTGCCCGAGGCCGGCGGGCAGACCACCGTCCGCGCCGTGTTTCAGGCGGTACGGGAAGCCGAGGATGCCTCACCGGGTGTCTATGCGGTACTGTTTGTCCGGCTGGCGGACTTGGCTGCGGCGCCCGTCCGCGGCGACGAGGTGGAGGTCGGCGGCACCCGGTACAAGGTCTTCGATATCGAGGTCGATGCGGAGGGTGCCGCCGTGCTGAGGTTGCGACAGGTGAATTGATGCCCACCGTCAGGGTCTACCAGAAGAAGCAACTCCGGCTCGACCTGCTCAACTTCCGCCAGCGGCAGATGTATGAACTGGGCGGCACGGGTGTCACGGCGGTGAAGGCGCGACTGGGGGCAGCGCAGGGTCCAGGCGACAGTGCAGCCAAGCCTCTCACCAAACGCTACGCGATCTTCAAGACGCGAAAGGGTTTGGGCAACCGCCGCAACCTCACCTTCACTGGCGACCTGCTCCGCAACTTCCAGGTCCGCACGGTGAGCGAGAACCGGGCCAAGGCCAGCGTCTCGACCCGCAAGGACCGCATCAAGGCTTGGGCCAACCAGAAACGCGAAGAGTGGATGGTGTTTTCGCCGAAGAACAAGGCGGTGGTTGTCGAAGCAGCGCGGAAGATGCTGGACGCGATGAAACCGCGCTTGCTGGTGGAGAAGGTGCTCGGAGGTAAGCAGCGATGATCAACCCGGCAGATCTCGTGGATGGCCTGGTCGCGCTCCTACGGGACATCCCGGAACTGGTGGCGGAGATGGGCGGCGATGAGCAGCGCATCTTCGCATACCACGATCAATATCCGAAGCGCGCAAGCCTCGCGAACGCGATCCACACGGCCCCGTCGCCCTCGATCATGGCGACGTGGCAAGGTACGACGCCGGGCAGCTTCGGTGGCGTCGATGTCTGGAAGCACCAGGTCACCTTGTACCTGCGGGCACGGGAGACCTTCGATGGCGATCCGCCGACGGCGTACTACCGGCTCTTCCGGCTAATCACCAAGGGTGTGCCGGCCACGTTGGGCGTGCCGATGGTAAACGCTACCGTGCATCCGTCCTGCTACCCGATGGACCTGCCGCTCATCCAGCGGCAAACCGATGCCGAGGGCCTCGATTACTTCGAGGTCCCACTCACATTTACGGAGATGGGAGATGACTGAAACCGTCTGGATGATGCCCCCGCACGGGCAAGGCGAGCCACGGGAAGTGGAAGCCACGCCGGCTCAGTTGGTGCCGCTCATGATTACGGGCTGGAGCCAGTGCCCGCCACCGGAGAAGGAGAACCATGTCGACGACGAGACTCCAAGAAATTCAGATCTGCTTCGGTAAGGGCAAGCAGACCGACATTGCGACTGCTCAAACTGCCGCCAACATGTGGCAGCTGCGGAAGCTTAATGCCGCTCTGGCCAACCCGAAGCTCAACACCGAGAACGATGCCGAGGAGTACGGCAAGGGCCACGAGTTTCCGACCCAGACCTTCAAGACGTCCTGGGACGTGAGCGGCACCTTGGAGAAATACCTCAGTGCCGAGATCGCGGCATGGGCCATGGCGTTCGGGCTGGGCAAGGTGGTGAAGTCCGGCACGACGCCGAATTTCACCTACACGTGCACGCCGCTGTTCCCGGCGACCGGCGATGCCGCAGAACTGCCGTATTTCTCCTTCGTCGAGCAGATCCGCCCGGGCGCGGGCGTCGTGCTCGACCGTATGGCGGTCGGTTGTGCTGTGGAATCGTGGCAGCTTACCGTCGGCTCCGGCCCCGGCCGCGCCAACTCAAAGATCAACGTCGAGTTTGTCGGCTCCGGCGAGGTCATCGATTCAGCCACTGGCATCACCATGCCGGCGGCCACAGCGGAGAAACTGCTGCCGTCGGCGTCCTTGATGCTCACGATCAACGGCGTCGACTACGTCACCAACAAGAACATCGTCTCGCTCGAAACCGGGTGGAAGAATAACCTCCGCATGGACGCGGGCTTCTTCCCCGGCTCCGGGTTCCAGGCCGCCGGTGACGGGTCTTCGGGCGCGATCCGCGGCCGCCTCGAGTTCGGCAATCGCCAGGGCAATCTCAAGTTCGTCGCCCGCTTCGAGAATGGCTCGACGGAGTATACGAAGCTGAAGGCCCAGACCACGGGCACGGCTGTCATCAATCTCTCCTTCGACACGAACAACTCCCTTCAGATCACCTGGCAGAAGATCGCCTACGCCACCACGGAACTCGCCGAGACGGACGGCATCCTCACGGTGGCCGTCGATTGCACGCCGCTTTACGACTCAACCAACGGCATCATCACCGCCGTGGCCAAGTGCAACGTGGATCAGATCTGCCAGTAAGGAACGACTTCATGGAAACGACAACTCCTGTTTTCGACGCGACCCGCCCGGTCGCCATCAACCTGCATACCCCGGAAGGTCTGAAGGCCATCCGAGTCCGCTTCCCAACCGATGCGGAGTGGACGGAGCGCCAGCGCCGCCGGAAGGTGATCATCAAGCAGCTCGGCCGCGGAGTCTCCGAGACGACAGTCGCCAACGCGGAGGACGGCGATGCCGCGTTGCTGAGCAAGATCCGCGACGGCGAGGAACCGGCAGTCGATCCCTTCGAGGCGAGCCGGATCATCGACCAGTTGAGCCAGGCAGAAGTGGATGACGTGGTCCAGGCCGGCGATGCCTTCCGTGTCTCGACCCGGGTGCTTGGCGGCGTCACGGCACACACGCTGAAGATGCCTTCGGCGAAGGACATCTTCGAGTACCGGCGCAGCTTCGCCCGGATCCTCGACCTCCCCTTCAACCGCCAGGAACTTACCATCAACTTGGCCGCCGCAGGTACGCTCTATAAGAGGTTGTCGCAGGGCGCGGAAGGCTACGCCGGCGAGGTGCCCGTCATCCACCAGGCCGTCGCAGTGAAGGCGGCGATCGACGCGCTCGAGGCGGGCTTCCAGGACGACCGGGACCCAAACTCCTGACCGGCGAGTGGCCGGAACAGCCCTCCCTCCGGTACCTGGTCCACTGGGCCCTGCGGCGCGATGAACTCTGCGATCCGGGACTCTGCCAGGACGCGCCGGACGGCGGCCGGTGCGATCATTGCCCGCTGGATCGTTTGGACGCGGCGCAGTCATCAGAAACCGGCCTACTCATCCGCCGCGCCATCGACCTCCGGTCAGCCCTGAAGCTGGGCGTGCGCATCGGACTCGACGAGATCCGGGCTGATGAGTTCTTCGCCATGCTGATCCTGGAGGAAGAGCGAGAAATTTGGGAACGCACGAAATTCGGTCGATCGTAAGGCTCGGACCTTGGGAGTGGTTCTCACTTGCCGCGATAAACGGCGGGCGGCTTGATGACAACAGGAACGCCGCAATCAAACCCTACAATCCGGAAAGCGCTAGAGATCTCATCTGTTGGGTCCGACCGCAGCGATTCGGCCGGATGAATTGAACTGGAAAATGCGCCTGGGTTCTTTACCACCTCCCGCAGGAGGCAGACGTCCCTTTGATGGTTCGAGCGGGTGCCGGCTTTCTTGTGGGACACGAAGCCCTCAAACAGACGGACTGCAACGGGCAAGTTCCCCTCAACAATCGGACGTACAAGGTACATGGCTGCGACCATCACGGCACATGCAGCCCCGAAATACCAGTACCGAGCTTGTTTCCCTTCTGTGTCGACAGCTCTGCCTTTGGGATTGCCGCGCTGGTCAAAGCAGACAGAGAGAGGAGCCTCCAGTACAATGTGCACCGGCCTTTGGGCACTGAAAACGTGACTCAGGACCTCACGTTTCGCATCGGCGAATCGCAGGCACCTGGGCGACTCATCTCCTATCAACAACCCGCAACTTCGGGCGTTGTTTGAAAAACCGAGATCGAGAAAGACCCATGTAGCGTCTTCCCACCTGATCTGCTCTGGTCGACCAGCCTCAATCATGCGTAGCACTCCGGCAGATCGCAATTTAGCACGACACCGTGGCCGATAACAAGCTCGAACTCGTTGTTGAAGTCGACGTCAACAGGGCTAATGCGTCCATCAAGACGGTCAATTCGGGTCTGTCGAGCATAGAGCAGACCGCAGCCAAGGCCGCGCACGGAGCATCTTCCGGCATCGACGGCATGACCGCCGCCATGGTGAAGGGCGCCACTGCGGGCAGTCTGCTCGCCGACGCCATCAAGAGCGCGGTCGCCTGGGCCAAGGAGTTCACGGTGGGCTCCGTCATGATGGCTGCCGAGAACGCCAAGGCAGAAGCTTCGCTGAAAGCGCTGGCAACCGCGCACGGAGTGGGTGCGGCGGCGGCCACGAAGCAAGTGGCGGCGATTGAAGAGATCGGCTTCGAATTCACAGAGGCGGCACATGCCGTGCAGCGCCTCATCGTCGCCGACATGGACTTGGGCAAGGCCGAAGGCCTGGCTAAACTCGCGAAGAATGCAGCGGCGGTGCAAAACGTGTCCGCCGGCGAAGCGATGGAGGCGATTGTCCTCTCCATCGAGTCCGGCGCTTCGCGCGGGCTTCGCACTCTGGGGCTGTTCGTCGACTTCCAGAAGGAAGTCCTCATTCAGGAACTGAAGCTGGGCCGCGCGCTGACCGATGCCGAGGAGAAGCAGGTTCGGTACAACGCGGTGATGCGCGAGGGAGCCAAGATCCAGGGGGCCCATGCCGCCGCCTCTCAGACCGTGGAGGGGCAACTCGGAGCACTGCGCCGCGAGTTCAACAACCTGCGGGAGGACATTGGTGCCAAGTTTCAGGATGATCTTCGGGCACTGATCGGCAATCTGCGGGGCCTAGTCGGCTGGTTGAAAGAGAACACCGACCTCCTCACCAAGTTTGGTGAGACGGCGCTGTGGGTCGCCGGTGTACTCGCCACCTATGGCCTCGCCGCCAAGATTATGGATCTGGCCAAGGCGATCGCCGCTCTCAACCTGGCCAGCCTGAACCCGTATGCTCTGCTCGCCGGTGGCGTGGTTGCGGCGGGCGCCATCGTCTACTCGGAGTGGAAGACCACCCAGGAACAACTCAAAGCACGCTACGACGAAATGGAGCGCCAAGCCCTCCGCGACGACCTCTTCAAGGGCAAGGTCAAAGTGGATGACCTGCGAAAGAAGGGCATGACGGATGACCAGATCCGGGAGTTGATTTCCGGCAAGAAGATGCTGCCGGGCGAGACCTTCGAATTCGGCGGCCCGAAGATCACCGTCAAAACCTCGAACGAGCCGGACCTCGATGCTCTGAAACGTGCGCAGGAGATTCGGAAACGGCAGGCACAGGCAGAGCGGGATTCTCTCGAAGCGGCGTTGGCGGCAGAGGCTCATGGTGTCACGGGGCCCGCCAAGATCCTGCTCGAAATGCGGAAGGAGATCTCGAAGTACACCTCCTTCGTCGATGACCGGGGCGCCACGCATCAAATGCGTCTCACCGCGAAGACGCGCGAGAACCTTGAGCGAGAACTGCGCGCGAAGGTTCGGCAGATGCAGAAGGAGGAGATGGCCGACTACCTCAAGGAACAGCAGGAGGCGGACCAGCAGCGCCTTGCCTGGGAGTCGGACCTCTACCAGAAGCGCCTGGCCAACAACGAGGAGATCGCGCGGCGGAACCTCGATCATCTCGCCGACGTGTACAGGTTCGAAGAGCAGCGCGCGGGCTACGGGCGCGATGCCCAGTTGCGGGCTGTCGAAGCGCTGGACGCGCAGACGCTACGGCAGAAGCTCTGGGTCGAGCAGCGGAAGATGGAGATCGAGGTCGCCTATCTCCAGCGTGTGAGCGACATCAAGCTGCGGCTGTTCGACCTCGAGACCACGCGGATGCTGATTGAGGAAGAGGCCAACCTGAAGCGGCTCGGCTACCAGGCCGACGAGGTCCGCGCGCGGATCGCCGAAGTCACTGAGCAACGCCAGGATCTGCGCGGCCAGCAGCAGGAGGCTAACGACGCCGCCATCCTGGCAGCGCGGGAAAGCGCTGCCATCCGGCAGGGCCAGATCATCCGCGACGAGAATCGACGGATCTTCGATTCCTTCAAGCGCCAGGCCGAGGGCGTCTTCGATGCGCTGCTGACGAAGTCGCAGTCCATCTGGTCCGCGATTGGCAACTCGCTGAAGACCGCCCTGCTGACGGCCATCAAGGACGTGGTGTCCTCACGCGTGGCAGCGATGTTGATGCAGTTGTTCACCGGGCAGAAGGTGACGTTCCAACAGGGCGGGATGGGTGGCGGCGGAATGCTCGGCAAGCTGGGCGGCATCCTCGGCGTCGGGGCCGTGCCCGTGTTTGCCGGTGGCGCGCCGGGCGGGACGCCACCATTCGTGCCGTCCGGTGGCGGTGCACCATCGATCATTCCGTCTGTATTCGGTGCCCCGACTGCTGCCACCCCGCCCTTCGTCCCCTCTGCTGGTGGCGCGGCCGGAACGGGCGGCATCCTCTCGAAGGCCGGATGGGCTGGTTTCTTGCCCGGCTTGAAATCGTTCTTCGGGATCGGCGGCAGCGTGCAGTTGGCGCCTGGTGTCGCCACCACCTGGGAAGCGGCCACCCTCGGCCAGAAGCTTTCCGCCATCGGCAAATCGAATGCCGCGCTGATGGCGGGCGCGATGCTGGCCTTCGACGGCCTACGCCGCGGCGGCTTTACGGGTATGGCAGAGACCACGGCGGGCGGCGCGATGATCGGGTTCAAGTTCGGCGGACCGCTCGGCGCTGCAATCGGGGCGGCCGCAGGACTGGTCGCCGGTATCGTGCGCCTCTTCGTTAAGGGTGCTGAGGAGAAGGCCAAAGCGAAGATCAAGGCCCTCTACGGTGTTGATATCGCCGACAAGGGCGTTCTGAAGCAGATCGTCGATACGGCAAAGTCGGCTTTTGGCGGCAACCTCGATCTGGCCATCCGCTCACCACAGATCCGCGATCTGATCCAGTTGTACGCGATGACCACCGGACAGAAGCCTACCGGAATGCCCGGCACCGTGACGCCACTCTCATTGGTTGAGACCGCCGGTTCGCTGTTCCAGTCGCCGTCCTACAGCAATGGCAGCCCGCTGCCGGGACTGATCGGCATGCCTTCGCTCGACAAGATCGGCGGCGGTACGCCGTCGGCCGCGGGTCCCACGGTCATCAACATCACCGTGCCGGGGGCGAAGGAGTTTTTTGAGAAGGAGACCGTGCGCGTGGTGGTGGAGAATCCGCGCGCGGTCCAGTCTGCCGCGATGACGGCGACGAAAGCTAATGCCGGGAGGCGTGAGATGACGGGGCTGCAGCTCAGTCCGGGGTTGATCGTGTCGTGACCCGCCAGGAACTGCTCGACAAACTCGCGCGTGCGATTGCGCAGATGGAGGGGTTCTTCTCGGCGCATCCGAGTCTCGCGCAGCGCAACGCCAATCCGGGGAACCTCCGCGCCTGGCGGGACGCGAAGGGCCGACCCTACCCGACGAGCGGCGGCTACGTGGACTTCGTCGCCTGGGCTTCAGAGCGTTTCCCTGGGGCTTCGCGCGAGGAGATGAGCCGCCGCGCGCTGGAGGAAGGCTGGCGGATCCTGCGCGTGCTCGCCGGCCAGTACATCGACGGGCGATACACCGGAGGCAAGGCACCAACGGTGGAAGAGATGTTTCGCACCTACGCGCCGGAGTCCGATGGAAACGATCCAGCAGGTTACGCCCGCTTCGTGGCGGCGAAGCTTGGCGTGCAGCCGGACCGGCGGTTGATTGACCTGGTGACAGCCTGATGCCCGGTTCCGTTCAGAATGCCGCGCCGTTGACGGTGATGCCTGCGAGCCTCTCGCGCTCATTCGCCCACGAGCGGGACTATCCGGTCGTCGAAAGCGAGTACCGGAACGGCGAGTCGCAGCGGTCTGTGCAGACGGCGAACAGCCGCAAACGCTGGAGGCTGGCAAAGCGGCCCACACCGGTCCAACTCGCAGCGCTCCGCGACTTCTACGATGCCCGCAAGGGCCCAACTGAGCCTTTCTACTTCTACGACCCGTATGAGACGAGCCCCAAGTTCTCGACGGACCCAACCGGCCAGGCCGTCGCGGGCCGTTACACTGTGCGCTTCGCCGGCGATTGGAGCCAGTCCGTCGACCTCGGCCGCGCGGACGTGCAGATCGAACTGATCGAAGTGGCCTGACCGCGCACTTTACTGCCTGACTATGTCGACCGAGATC